TCTTGAAACATAATGTTCAGCGAGCGACGGGCGGCTTTCATCTGATTACCGGTATTATTAATAAGACCGATTCTCTCAAATGACTCTTCTATAATATCGTCAATAAAGAAAGTTTTTTCAAAAACTGTAGTGCCTGATGAAGCCATATTAGACTCCTACTTATCTATAAATAACGTAACAGTTAAGCTTGTATTTGAAACAACTCCAATGCCATCAACTATTGCAGTACCATTTCGTTCTGCATATAAAATTCCATCCTCTGGAAGATTTAATGCTTCAGTTTGGTTAGCTCCAACAGCTATTGGAATATAAACTTGTGTGTTAGTTGAAGTGCTTACTGTAGTAACATTTGCTAAACCATTAATTATGCATGTTCCTGCAGTTGCAGTACCATTTTGTACCATGTAACCTCTTAATCTTGTAGGTCCAGTAAACAAAACTAAAGTACTTGTAGCAGCGGGACATATTACCGGTTTTACATCTGACTTCATATTTTTCTCCTTATATATTAAGGAGCCCTTTCGAGCTCCTTAAAAATTAATTATTACTGTGACTCACCTGGTTGAGCATTATCTACAATTGTATATGTAAATACACCTGTAACTGTTCCAGTTCCAGCAGTTGCTCCAACAGAAGCTGCTACAGTAGCGTTAGCTGGTATACCACCTGCTACTACTAATGCACCATCTGCACCTTTGATTGATCCTTTTGTAACCGAAGCTACTTCATTAAAGAAACCATCAACGTCACCTGTTGTTCCAATATCCACAGTTGAACCTGCACCTGATGATGCTACGACTACTGTAAAAGAAATTGGTATAGCACCTTTTGGTAGAATGAATGTAGCACCAGTTGACGCTGATGTACCAATTCTAACTGGTGTTAAACTAACTGCGGTTGCTGCAGCATCAAATGAAATTGTTTCAGATAATACTACAACACCTGGTGTTGTTAATGATTTGTCTTGTCCTCCGTATGATCTTACGATCCCTTGGAATGATGTTGTTGCCATAGTTTTATTCTCCTAGTTATTCCAATCTAGTCTCTAGGCCGTCGACTATACGCGTCTAGATCAGAAGTTAATGTATAGTGCTTAAGATATAACTGAATTTATTGAATAGCGCAAGGGATACCTGCATCGAAAATCTACTTTTCGGATATAGCTAGGTTTTTAGCCTGCTATAGAAAACTCAGGAGCGGCCATTTCTACTTTAATTTGTCTATGTGCTATTTCAGCTTCAGACAATTTAATTTGGTTAATGATTCTTCGAATTTCTTCGTCAATCCTAACCATATCAAGAGTATAAATTCCCTCTTGAACGTAGTGTTGCTCCCAATCAAGTTCTAATGACCTTTTCTTCGTATAAAGGTTTTGAACTGACATCATCTACAACCTCCTCATAGGTTATCCAGCATTTATCTTTACCAAAAGATCTCATGCTGTCTTTTAATAATATACCTTTTTTTCCTATTTTGTCAAGGACAGCTAGTTCTATACTTTCTGCACTATCTTCTGCTTCAATGTTAAAATTAGCCATGTAACCATAAGCTCTAAGTTTTACTTGAAACAATTTTGTCATAATTCATTCTTTCTATCAGATTTAAGGAGCCCCATAAAGGGGCTCCGAAAATAAAAAATGCTTATAGATTAAGCACCTGGAGAACCGAACATACCTCTAGGGTCAGACCAACCGAAGCTGTATCTTTCTCTAGCTTTATATCTAACGTTACCAGTATCAAAGTCACCTTCCATACCTGTTTTAATAGCTGCTCTTACGAACATCTTTAAACCATTAGGAACGTCAGTTTTGATAAAGAATGCATCAGTATCAGTTAAGAAATTATTCACAGTATAACCCTGTGGAATCATTCCTAAAGATTTGATTGCATTGATATCGTTATCAGATGTACCAACTCTACCTTGAGATGCCATTAATCTCTCTGCAGTATATTGTAAAGCAGAAGGAATAATTAATTTAACACCTTTGGCTGCAATTTTAAGACCTCTCTCGTCTACGAAAGCTGCGATATCAATTAAAGACTGCTCTAAAGAAGTCTCATTTAAATCCGCTGAAGTAGTTAGTTCATTCTTAAATGTTCCAGCAATGATAGGATGGTCTGTAGCTAAAAGCTCTTTTCCATCACCACCTGCAAAGCTAGAATTAAACGCATTGTTAAGTACGTTTGCTGCAGTTATTTGTTTAGTGTTTGCCATAGATCTTGCTAAAGCTTTTGTATATCTAGACGCTAGTCTATCATACAAATTATCTTCAATCGCTTCTTCAGTGATTGAAAAAGCAAGTGCTACGGTATTATGAGTATATCTAGCAGTGAAAGTCTCCTGTGCTTGATCAAATGTAACAGCTGAACCTTCCGGTTTAATTGATGCATTTGCAAAGCCAGATAACATTACTTCCTCTTCGAAAGCTCTGTCTGACGTTTCAGTGTCAAATATTTCAACATGCTGATTCTCATATCTTTTGTATTCAAGTCCGAACAGTGCGTTCAAACCTGGTTCTAGTTCTTTGACTAGTTGTCCTCTTGAGATAGCCATATTTTATATACCTGTTGTGTTTTTGTAGAAATGTTCGTTAATATTAACGACCCATACTACGTGAGAAGATGCTATTTCATCGTCGCCTATTTGATTTGTTGCTCCAATAACTCTTAACTGACCACTAGCAGCTGAAAGTGTAGAATCATCTAATGTTGATTTAGATACATAGTTAGCTGAAGAGCCCGCTACGTATGTTATATCCGCATTCATTCCTACATCTGTTTGCGCTGAAGCACCAGTGTTATTAGAACGTATTTCGAAACGCTCATAAGGATCGTCACTAATAAATGCAACTATATCAGTTGCTGCATTGTTAGGAACATAATTTAAGAACGTTGGTTTTTTAGTTGTTGGGTCAGTATAAAATGATCCGTTAAGTGAACCTATTAGTATATCGCCTGCTGCTGCAACTATAATATTTCCAGTGTCTGCCATTTCCACAGCATCATTGAAATATATGATAGTCGAGCTTGCCGCTACGCTATATTCACTTAAACCTTGAGCATCTCTGTTCTGTCCAACTTTGCCGACTGGTCTTAGACCAAAGCCGACACTTGTATTGTTAGCCATAAGTTTTTCCTTGTTTAAGTTTATTTACTTTGTTGATATTACAAAAAAATTATTTTTTGTTCGTACCACCAAAAGTTACACGAGTCTGCCTATCACTATTGATCGGCATACTTGGATGTTGATCCTTTAAAAGGTCGTTACTAATTGCTTCTTCTCGATCCTGCGTTTGTTTATTAAAATACGCCTCTCGAGATTTTGCAACCTCTTCCGGTATCCTTGCCAACACAAGGCCACCAACTCCGATCACTCCCGAATATTTACCGTCTTTTAGTTCCGGGTAAACTGCATCTGGATATTCGTCAGCTCTCACTAACTCCCATCCTGATCTAATCTTACCTGACATGTTTTTGGTATCGTCGAAGCCTAAAACTTCAGTACGAATCCATCTATGTCTGAAACCAGCCGGCGCGGGCGGTGCATCTAAAGATGATGGTGGAGTCCAAGTTGTAGGTCTCTTTTCAGCAGTCCTAGTTTGGCTCGCACGTGGGGTCTTAATGTTTTCTTTTGTCATATGCCTATACCTCCTTCGTGATATTTAATTGTTTCGCATACTCTTCTAATGGCACTCCTAATTTTTTAGCGATAGCAACTTGAGAAGGCGTGAGTCTCACAGTTTTGCGACCAGGTTTTACACTTCGCTTCGCTGAAGCTACTTGTTGTGTCGGTCTAGTCGTTTCCGTTGTTGCAATCTTATCAAATTTATGGGGAAACTCAAGTCTTATTCTTTTATCAATTTCCACATAATATTCGTCACTTGCTGGATCGTATCCTTCAACGTCTACGAGCTTTTTATGTATGTCAAAAGCCGTATAAGTCATAGCAGAATCAGATCCAAACCATCTATTTTTAGCTCCCCAAGATTCAGCTTTAGAATCTGGTATTTCTGGTCTTTGAAGAGTTCTATTTAAATTGATGTCAGTTCTAGGAGCTTCTTTTTGTGTATTTTCATACATCGCCCTATTATCCATCAATCTAGCTTCTTCATAACCAAGTTTAGCTATTTCTTTTTGAGCTTCTACTTCAGCACCTATATCTTGAGCATTTCTTGCTTCAAAAAGTTTAGCTTGTGCTGCTTGTAGTCCTGATTTGATCCTCGCTTCTCGATCCTTAACACTCACTCCTTCAAGTACAGAATATTTTTTAAGAGTAGCATCTTTTTCATGCTTTAATATTTCTGCATATCGAAGTGCTTCTTCTTTTTGACGTTCTGCTTCTCGCATTTTTTTTGTGAGTTTAGCAATACGTCTTTGTACACCTTCGCTGTAATCTTCTAATTCGTCTTTCTGAGTTTTGTTCTCGTCGCTCGCGTCTTGTGGCGAGTCGCTAGTGGCTTGTGTCTCGGCTGCAACTTTTGCATCACTAGGCTTTTCAACTTTCTTAGTTGTTTCTTGGTCAACAATTTCAACTACCTCTGATTCAGGTTTAGATGTATCTTCTAACTCAACATCAACCTCTGGTCCAGATGTATCTATGTCAACTGTCTTTGCATCTTTATCTTCTAGCATAGTTTTCTCCTATGGTTAAATATAGTGAAGTACATCTTCGGGATTTTTAATTGTCCCTAAGACTTCATCGTCATTTAATATACGAACTTCACCGCCCTCGATTGGTAATCGCGATCCCGCGTAGCGCGCGAAGATCACCCAATCTTTTTCTTTGCACCACGGGCCTGTTGAATATTTTTCTTTATCCAAATAAGCTAATGGTCCAATCTTTAAAACGTAACCGCAATTTGTTGCAATTCTCGCTTTGTCTAAAGATTCCTGTGATATAATTAATCCACCTGCAGTTTTATCTTTAGGTGTAAATGGTAATACTAATAACCTCCAACCAGATGGTTGTGGTAAACTGTCAATTAAAGATTCAGATATATTATCTGCTCTTACTGTTTTATCTTCAACTACTTTATTTTCTTGCTTATACTTTTCTTCAAGACCTAGGTTTATCTTTGGAACTTCCTTTTCCGAGGTCGATAACGTTTCCTTTTTCATCACTTTGCTCCTTCTTATTTAGCAGGTTAGAGATTTCCTGAATTATTGTTTGATAGGCGTTAGCCTGTCCTTGCATATACTTGTATTTCTCCATGCTGTCAACTGTTCCAGATATCATAGCGTCACCAATGTTTTGGTAAGATTCTCTGATAAATTTCTGTAGTTTAGTTATAAATACTACGGCGTCCATGTCTTTCCTTTCGTTGTTATATTAACAATTCCACTTTCTAAGTGATTTATTAATTCTCGAGTTTGGATCTCTTGCAGTTTTTGCAGAGGTTAATTTACTTTTCATTCCAGACATTCTGGCACAAAAAGACTTTCTTCTATTAGCAGATTTTGAACCCTTTTTCAACTGACTGGGTTTAGTTGTTACTGCCATTGATAATTTAGAACCAGGATTTGCAGCTCTATAAGATGCAATACCTTTTCTATTTAATCCACCTGATGGATTTTTACCTTCTTTACGTTGCCACGCTGGAGTTGATCCAGATGCTAATTTTTTTCTAGGTGTTTTATCAATTATTTTTGTACTAAATTTACATTCAGGATCTCTTCCTGCACAATTTTTAAAAGCTCTACCTTGTCCTTTTAATGCAATATCACCCATTATTTTTTCTTTTTCTTTTTGCTAGCTGCTACACAATTAGGAACTAATCTATTACCTTTTTTCTTCATACCTTTTTGTTCGTAACCTCTCCAACAAGTTCCTCTTGACATTAAATCATTCCTTTGTAATATTTTTTATAAGATGGATTATTTAATGTTACTCCATCATAAACAGTATTTATTGCTGGTCCAATGTATCCACCATCTGCAGCTTTTTTTCTTTTTGCAAATGTTGCAACATTAGTTGGTTTTGGTCCAGTATTTCCTGCTGCTCTTTTTCTTGTGACTGCTGAACGTCTTTGACCTTCTGACATTGATCTAGCTTTAGCAAGCGGTACACATTTTGGATAGCCTTTTCTTTTTTCTCCTTTTGATCTTCCGCAAGGAGCATATGAACCATCTTTACGTTTAGATCCAATGTCTACCCATTTCTCTTGAACCCATTTTCTTAAACTCATATTAATATTTTTTGGTAACTTTTCTTCTGTTCTCCATTACACCGCCGCAACCTTTTGCAACGCCACCTTGTTTGTAATTAGATACCATTTTTCTTTGTTGTGAAACGCTTCCTCCACTCATCTTCTTTTTACGTCCACCTGGAACTATTTTACCAGAACAAACTGCGCTCGCATACATGTTCGCGTACGCGCTCGGGTATACGTCAAATTTTGCTTTTGCTGCTGCTTTTCCTCTTGGACAAAGTTTAGCCATTACTTTTTTTTCTTTTTAGCTGATTTAGGTTTATAATCTTTATCTTCATAATAAGGCATTCTTTCCATTTTAGGTTCGTAATTTTCATCTTCATAATAAGGCATTCGTTCCATTTTAGGTTCCGGAACTTCATCCATTAGTGGATAACTACCATCTTTAAATTTTTTTCTTTTTGCAAGAATAGGTGAAGTCCCTTTTTTTTGTATTCCAAATCCAGTCATTATTTTTTCTTCTTAGACATTCCAGCTTCTGAAAGAGCTATTGCTATTGCTTGTTTTCTAGATTTTACAACTGGTCCTTTTTTACCAGAATGTAGTTTTCCTTTTCCAAACTCTCTCATTACTTTACCAACTTTAGCTTGGCCACCTTTAGCAGCCTTAACCATTTTACCAGATTTAGTTTCTTTAAAACCTTTTTTTTCCATTCTAGTTTCTTTAGCTTCTTCAGCCATTGATTCCATACTTTCATGTTTTTCGGACATGTCTTTAGCTCGACCACCTTTTTTTAAAAGTGCTCTACCTTGTCCTCTTAATGCAATATCACCCATTATTTTTTACCTTTTTTAACTATTCCACCTTTTTTCTTAATGACACCTCTACCTTTTAATACATCTTTAAAAGTTACTTTTCCATCACCAGTTAAATCTGGAAATGCTTTACCACCTTTTTTAAATCCTGGTCTTGGTCTTATTTTATAATCGTTTCTCATGTTATATCCTTATCCGTTTTCTTGATTGTTATTATTTACCGGTTTATTCGCCATAGTGCGTGCAACCGATTCCGCGCTCCTGCCCACCACATACCCTCCGAGCCCAATTTGCAAAAGGGTCCATACGTCTCCTGGAAGAGTTATAGTGATAGAAGCTTTAAAAAAAAATAATAGTACTGGACCTAATATATAGTTCCAAACTAAAATAAATATTAATACGTACATTAATAAAGGTCTCCAGCTCGATGCAAACCATCCAGCTTTTGCTTCAGCTTCGATAATTTTTGCTGCGGCTTGTAATTCTTGTGTATTAGACTGTAGTAATTGAGTTTGTAGATCTGCTTTTAACTTTGCTTGTAAATCTTTATCGGGAACTGATTTTTCAATAGTTGAAAAAAGAATTTTTGCGAGAGGTGCTACAGCTCCTAACATTTGAATCATAGCTTAGTACCACTTAGCTGATCTTTTTTTCTCTGAAAGAATACTTCCTTGACCTTGAACTTCTTGAATTTGAGTTTCATTTGGTTTTGATATTTCAATATCAATACCACCAACTAGATATCCTTCTGCATTAGTATACTTTGAATGATTAGTATCTACTTTAACTTTAGAATCTTTAGTAAAAGTTCTTTTTGCGTTTGCTAATTTTTCATTTTGTTTTTTCATAGCTTTTTATACCTCTTTTTTACTTGTTTGGGAATCTATTTTTAAGTTGAGCAGATAAAATAGTCTTTTCTAATGATGTACTAGCTCTTAATTTAGCTAAATCTTCATTTTGTTGAAGTTTTTGCGTGTCTGTTGATTGGTTCATCATAGTTTTCATCTTATCAAGATTGATTCTATCCTTACTCTCTTGTTGTTTTCTAGCATTTTCTTGTGCCATAAGATCTAATTCTCTAGATTTAAGTTTAGCAATAGGATCATTGTCAAATTGAGAAGTAATTTTCTTTTCTTCGTTCATAAATTCTTCCATCATCTCAGCAATTAAGACTGCTTTTCTTGATTCTATTTTTTCATTAAGCATTTTTACTTGAATTTGCATTTGTGGATTTTGCATTGCTTGTGGGTTTTGTTGCATCTGTTGTAATTGTTGTATTTCTTGTTGAAATTCTATTTCAACTTGTTCTTGTGACATTAAAGAAATATGTTCAAAACAATTTTTCTCTAATGATGCCATAATAACAGGTGCATTTCTTGCCATGTTAGTTGCCATGAAATTTAAATGCGCAGTCATGTGTGCTCTATGATCTTGTCCCGGAAAAGCTTGGAATGGTTTCCCTGCAAGAGCATCTATGTGTTCTAATGCAGGGTCCTTTGGTTGTGGCTGTTCTGGTCTCATTAAAATTTTATCAATGTCTTTAATACCTAATGCTTCATACATACTTCTATAAATTTCATACATGTTATGAATTTGCGGATTAGACATTGCAAGTTGTAATTCTGTTTGTGCAATAGATATTCTTTGTGTTTGTGAAAATATATTTGGGTCTGCAACTGGAATGATATCTACTTTTTGATCAAAATCAGTTTGTTTAATTGTTTTTTGTCCACCTACAACATCATAAGGATATTCAGGTGGTAAATATAATGCGAATACTTTTGCTAATAATTTAAATTCTTGTTTCATTGATGCATACAATCTTTTGTGAATTGCAGACATCACACGCGAGCCTCTTTCCAGCAAAGCCACGGTCGTCCCCACTGCTGCTTGCTGATTCCCATCCCCTACTTGCATGTCCGCTATCGAAGCAAAGCGCTGACCTGCTTGAACCACGACCCCCATAAGAGCTAATAAAGTTTGCGAAGGTTCTTTATAAGGTAAAGTCATAAATGCATCCCTAATGTTTCCACCAGG